CCTACCGAACCTGTGGCTGAATTGCCGGTCAGGGCAATCGTAATACCCGGAGTCGCCGTTCCCACGGCCCCCAAGGCGGTATCCCCCGTCGCTTCAAGAGTACCGCCCCAGCCGTTAGCGCCCCAAGTTTGGTAGCCCCAGCCGAGAGACACAACCTACCCTTACGTTGTAGCCAACCGCAACAAGCCAGTGGTCGTGGTGTTGGAAGGCATAGTCAATGTGAATGTGCCCGCTGTGATGGTCTGGTCACCGAACGTGTAAACAGCCACAGCCTTGTTGCTCTGCGTGGAGTTGTAAATCAAGACCGCGTTGAACGCCGTAGTGATGGTCAGTGAAGTCCAAGAGAAGCTTGCTGTAGGAGTCCAGTACGCCACACCGGCGGTCGCCGAACTGTTCGTCGCAATCGGAGCCGTTCCGTTGGTCACCGTAACACCGCCAGCCGTGTAGCCTGTGCCAGACGTATTGGTAACTTCACCAGTGGTGGAGTATGCGGTGGTGGCGGCGCTGATGGTTGCGGAGGTAAAGTACAGCGCGGCTTTAAAAGTGTCGGCAGTGGTAGCTGCGCGAATAGGAGCCACACCAAAATTGTGCGTCCCGGTCATTAACTCCCCCATGAAGGAGGTACACATAGAGGCGGTATTTGCCATGATTAGTCCTTAAAAAGTACCGGTTTCGCCGCCAAATGCGGGCATTTTCTTCAACGTCACATGCACAGACCGGTGAACCAACTCACCATCCAGCCAGTATTCCGTCCACGTAGTCGCTTCATTGTCGTTGTCAACCGTGCCGGTACGGTGTTCCAGCAGGGAGTCATCCATGTCGCCTTTGGTCGTAGTGACAATCAATTTGAACTCCTGATGAGTGCGGTGGTGGAAGTGTTAGCAGGCATGGTGATTGTAAAGGTCGTGGTCGATGTTTTGTCTGCCCCAAAGTCAATCACTGCAATGGATTTGTTGCCTTGCGTCACGTTGTAAATCAGAGCACAACGGGCCGTTATTGCTGCCGTCCAATACGTATTTGCCCAGTTCACATAGGCCGTGTAGCCCGAAGAACTGATAGCCACCCCAGTCAATGTATTGCCACCCGCTGTGTAGCCAGACGCTACAACCTCATTGGTGGTTGAGTAGACCGTGGTGTCTGCGTTTAAATCTGCATTTCCGGTGTACAGCGCAATCTTGAGGGTGTCCGTGGACAAATTGTGGACGGCCTGATACAACTCCTTCTTGAAGCTGGTGGTCTGTGTTTGGACGATGCTCATGCCGCTACCTCAAAGCTGTTGGACTTGCGGCGGTTTTTAGCCCGAGTGACAACCTGTAGATTCCAAGGGGTATGCAGTCCTGAAACAGTTTTACCCCGTAACGGGACAATGTGGTCTACCTCCCAAGGAACTCCAAACATTTTTGTCCGCAAAGCTGCAAGCTCGTATGCCTGCTCAATCACCCAGTAGTCGTCAGGGGACATCCATTTGGGCGTAGCCTGTGTCTTGGAAGCGTACCTACGCGCTGTTCTTGCATTCACTTTGGCTGCGTTTTGCTTGGCCCATTGGTTGCATTTAGCGTTGTGCTTTGCGCGGTTTTCTGCGACCCATTTGATGGCCTTTGCCACAATGTGCGCTTGATTTTTAACATGATGCACTTGCATGTAAACCGCTACACACGCTTTACAGACATTGCGGTAGCCGTCCTTGCGCGTTGCATCCTTATGGAACAGTCCATAATCTTTGCTTGTTGCGCACTTAGTACAAGTTTTCACTATCTGATTCCCGTATTTTGCGGCAGCGGTGCTTCTCGGTATTGCCCACTACGGTAAGCGTCTGAACGCTCAAGGCCATCTCCCAAACGCTTGGCTAAGGCCAGTGCCTCTTTATATTTTGCATCATAAAGGGCTACTAGGTCATTTTCACCTTTCATAAAAGTGTAGGCTTCAACCAGACTTCCATAAAGTAAAACCGTATCAAAATTATCCCCTAGCCATGTTGTGCCAGCAGTAGTAATAGACGTAGGAAAGTAGTAGTAGTGCAGTTCAGCGGAATATGCTGCGTCGGGTGTTGGGCCAAGAATGAACGACAGCTCATTGCTGATGGTTGAGCCTGAAACAGTCGGGCCAAACAAAGCGTAGTACTTGGGCGTTCCCGTGTCGGTCGGCGTAGGGTACGCCTCGCGCATGAAGTTCACATCCTTGTTGAGCAGGAATGTGTACGGGCCGGAACCGGAAAAGATAGCCAAGGAGTACGAAGACAGGAAGTCATCGGGGCAGGACAAGTACTTATTGCCGGATGTAATAGTCCCTGTCACGTTCTTACGCAAGAAGGGGAACTGCACCGAGTTGTATATACGCTGCTCTGCCTGCTGGATGAAACGGTTAATCTGAGTCGTAGACGAGACCGTAGACGAATCCGCAAGGGTAATCGTCGGAAAATTGTTTTCCGTGTAGGTCTGTATCGCCGCCGAAAGCTCAGAATAGTTCATGCCATCGGGCCCCTTGCCATCAGCCCTTTAGTGGCTGCGCCAGTTCCTCGGATTTTGATGCCATCAGTTTTGATTGGCTCATCACCAGCAGACTTGCTAAACGAACCTACGCTCATATCCGCAGTGTCTAGCTTGCTACGGTTAGGTGGATATCCGGGGTTTGTACCAAACTCCACAGGGGCTTTGGTCATTTTTTTACCGTCCATCGTGTGTGGGGGCGCATAGACGCTGGCTTGGCCAACTTCCTTGCCACCTTTTTTCATACTGTATGCCATGATTTACCCCGTTTTCTGACTAGCTGCACGAGACAGATTACGACCAAGGCGCATACGGTCATCCGTAGTGGGCCCACCTTTTTTCAGCTTTAACGAAGTGCCCTTGCCGCCTTTGTGCTCTTGAGCATCGTGCTGCTTGAATGCTTTCTTAATCATGGCTTTGTCTTGCGCCATATCACTTTTCATGTCTTCTTTAGCCATCATGGACTCCTATGAAACCGTTACTGTTACCGTGCCAACACTTGTGGTTCCGACCAAGTAGTTGGGTGTTAGACCCGCATCAAAATTACTAGCCCCACCAATGGGATTCCACCCCCACTGAATGTCCCTACTACCCCCACCGGGGTATCCCAACGTATCCAAACCAGAAGCTACATAACTACGGTCAGGGCGAGGATTACGCAAAGCCTGTGGGTCATCTACAGGAAACATACCTAGCTGTAGTTGCGGTTGGTCAGGGTCCCAACATGCTGGGCATACTAGCAGATTGTAGTTCTTCGTCTTGATGATTTCTGTCTTCAGAACCTTCAATTTAAACCGTTGTCCGCAACGGTCACATTCGGAGATTGCATTCTTGCCAGAAGCGAATCTATTGCCCATGACTACCGCCCGATATAGGTCTGGCGCGGCACCAAACGTAGGGCCGCTTTCTCATGGTCTTCGTAAGCTGCAAGCTCCCAAGCCTCGTCGTATTGGGCCTTCAGCATGGGTATACGCTCCATGCCTGTGGGAATTTTGCCTGCGATGTGAAACGCTAGCCCTGCTGCCATGCAGGGGATAAACCGGAACGGTACGTCCATGATGTTCACACCGCCACCAGCATCTTGGGTACGGCGTAGCCGCCAGTAGGCCAGCGTGTACGTTTGTGCGTTGTCAGGTGTAGGCCAGACGGTCACGGCGGGAAGCTGTTGCCAATAGACAGTAGCCCCAGAAGTGTGCGCCGCAGCGGTGGTGTTGTTCTGCGCACGGAAGCAGCTATATAGGGTATTCCCTGATATGTAGCCGTAGTTGATGGTCTCTGAGTCAATCTTGATGAACCCCGAAGCGGGCAGGCCCACTGTAGAACTCAGGGTAATCTGGGTATCTGTGCTCGTGATTGTGGTAGTTAGGGTTAACCCTACCACCGAAGTCTGCCCGTTGTACCGTTGAATCCAAATCTGGATAGGCCGCGCTTGAGTCAGCTTGTTAGGGATAGTGGCGTAGGTAGAAACACTGATGCGGGTAATGGTCAGGTCGGCCTGATTAGAAGTGCTGTTGGCATCC